ATACATTAAGTATTAATGGTGATATGAGTAAAACATTTGCTGATGTAGTCGAGTATTATGAAAATATGGACATTAATGAGTTTGATGAAATATACGAAAAATTCCTTGGCTTAACATTTACAATTAATAATGAAAAGTCTTTAAAGTGTACACATTGTAACAATGATCAAATATTTGAGTTTGATGAAATTCCAGGTTTCTTTCCAGATAGTTGGTTAAAATAATAGGGTAAAATAAATGAAAAAGTTATAAATTATAATAATAAAAAATAGTATTAACACCATATAGTACTATTCAAGAACGAGATTTATTATTATATACATCAGGAGTATATGAATTTAATGTAGTTTTTGATTTAGTAAAAGACAATATAGAAATAAATTTACCATATACTGTTGATGATTTAACATATACAGAAAAAATGTTTTTATTATTAGAGTTAAGACATATATCTGTATCAGAAGTTTTTTCATTTGTTAAAACTTGTGACAAATGTAAAGAAAAATCAGAACTTGATGTAACATTTGAAAATGTTTTAACAGTTGGTAATATAAAAAATTGGAAAGATTATCAAATAACTGAAGCTTTTTCAAATGATTATAATAAATATGTAGAGTTTGATATAGATGAATTAGACTTAGATGAATATGACGAATTAACAGAATACATAGATAATAATAAAACAAAGTTTGATTTTTCAAGGAAAATTAAGTGTTTACATTGTAAAGATGAAACAACAATGACACTTACATCAGACCATATTATTGAAAATTTAAGTGAAGATACATTAGCTAATTATTACCAAACAATAGCTAGTATGGTGTATTACGGACATTATAGTAAATTAGATATTGATAGTATGATACCGTTTGAGCGTAGTATATATTTGTCATTATTAAATGAAGAATTAAAAAAATCTGAAGAAGGAGTAATATAATGGACACTTATACATCAGAAGCCTTAGACAAAATTGATACATTAAATCTTGAAAAAGAGAAAATGTCTAGAGACATTGAAGACTTTGAAGAAATAATAAACAAGAAAAAAGAGAGTTCATCATTTTGGAAAACTGACCAAGTTATTGGTGGACAATTTTTAGCTAAAAAACGAGATAAAAAATTAGCTAAAATGAAAGATAACCTAGAAAAAGTTAATACAAAAATAGCTATTACACAATATGAAGGTATTGTTGAACCAAAAGTTAAACCTGAAGAAGCATCATTAGATTATTTTAATAATATAAAAGCAAATTATGAAAATGCTATTAATTATCAAAAATTGTTATTAGATAATAGTGGTACTCTTGTAGCTAAACTAAAAAATAGAAGTAAAAAGAAAATAATTAAAAAGTTAGAAAAACTTACTAAAACTAATGAAAAAAATATTAAACAAAAACAAGAGAAAAAGAAACATTAGACCGCGAAAAAGCAATAGCAACTCGTAAAAAAGAAGAGTTTGATAAAATACAAGAAGATACAGCAAATAAAGAAACACCTGCTGGTGAAAGTACAGATAGTGTAGATACTATAAAAGAACCAAAACTTAAAAATGGCGGTCTTGGAAATTTAGGTAATACTACATCACCAGACACACCAGTAAAACCTACAATGGCTACAGAAGATGATACTCCTGACGCAGCTCAAAAAGTGTCTGATATTAATTTTAATTCTTTAAATTCTGATAACTTAGGAAATATTTCTACACTTATTGGTATTAATACTAAAATATTTGAAACATTATTAAGAATTGAAGAAAATGCTTTTGATGAACAAGATACATCTATTAAAACATCAGAAGTAGTAAAAGGTGATAACCAAGTAATTCAAGTATCAAAAGTTGAAAATAAACCAGAAGAAGAAAGTTTTTTCAAAAAATTACTTAAAGGATTATTTTTATTATTAGGTCCTACTGTTATGAAATTTTGGAAAGCTCTTAAAGGTTCTAAACTTATTAAGTTTTTATGGGACATATTAAAAGTCGGTGGGTCAGTTATTAGTTATCTTGCTAAACATATTTGGGCATCTTTAAAAAATACAGCATATGTACTTAAAGATATTAGCAAATGGATTAGTGACAAAGCTACAAAATTATTAGGACCGTTAAAAGAAGGGTTTGATAAACTTAAAACTAAATTAAGTAAAGTTCTTGGGTCAATTAAATCTTTAGCTAAAAATACAATAAATACTATAATAAAACCATTTTTACCAGCGTTAAACTTTATAAAGGAAAAATTAGGTACATTAAAAACATTTTTAGGTGGACTTGCAGATAAAGCAAAAGCTGTTAAAAATACAGTTGTTAAAAAAGTATCAGCAATTAAAAACAAAGTATCACAAGGTTTAGATTGGTTTAAATCTAAAAAAGATGCAGTTGTTAAAAAAGTGTCATCAGTTAAAGATAAGGTTGTATCAAAAGTAAAAGCAGGTTATAAAGTTGTAAAAACAAAAGTTGTTAAAGTGTCAAAATCTGTTATAACAGCAATTAAAAAAGGTGTAGGTAAAGCAGTAGCGTTTGGTAAAAGTAAAGTAACTCAACTTAAAGGTAAAGCGTTAGAAATGGCTAAAGGTAAAATTATGCCTATGATTGGTAAAGTACTTGGTAAAAACGCATTTAAAGCATTAGGAGCTTTATTAAAATTTGTACCGGGTGTAAGTATATTAACTGGACTTGGTTTTGGTATTCATGAAGCTATTAAAGGAAATTATAAAAAAGCAGCATTGGAAGTTGTTTCTGGATTAATTGGTTCTATACCAGTTGTAGGTCCAGCATTAGGTATTGCTACAAGTATTATAGGTGGACAAATATTAGACGCAAATGAAATAAAAGAAAAAATGACTAATTCTATTTCAAGTCCAGTTATACCAAAAGGTACAAATGTTGTTACTTCTAGTTCATTAGCAAATAATCATTTAAATAGTAATAAATACGACGAAGATAATTACATAAATACTGAAATTGCTGATATGGAAAAGAAATATAACCCAAATAGTGTTAAAACAAATAAAAAACCAAAAGCTGTAGAAAAACAAAACACAATTAGTAAGTTTTCTGGAATGAACATGAGACAACAATTAAGACAAGTACCTGTTCCTGTTCAAGAACAAAATGCAAGTATAAATACAATAAATGTAGTTAAGTCACCGGATGATGTTAATATTTCAGAAGCATTTCCACACACTTATTATTAAGGACAAACAAATGGGATTTACTGGTAAACCAACACTTTCACAACAATTAAGTGCAGCAAGTAGAGCTAACTCACAACCAACAATTGATGCTGAAACTAATAAAGAAAAAAAAGCTGAACTTATAAAGGAAGCAGAAAAAAAAGCAGAACTGGCCGGTAATGTTCAAAATACTGTAAATGAACAAGATAAACATCAAATAAAAGGTCTTAGAAAAATTACTCAAAAAACATCTAATTTAACTTTTTTCCCAAATGATATTATGAGTAAAAATTTTAATAATAAACGATTATACATATCAATATATGAGTCTAAAAGTGTAAGTGATATAGCTGAACAATTAACAAATACAGCTATTAAAGCAAAAGATAAAGTTGTTAAAGCTTTTGAAACTGGTGAAGGTGCTAGTGGAACAACTAAAAATGTAGCTGGCGCTATTAATAGTATTCTTAATGAAATTGCTGATTTTAAAGGAGTTGAAAAATTTATAATTGCTTTACCACTTCCAAATGAATTAAGTGACTCACAAGCACACAATTTTAGTACAGAAACAGGATTTTCAGCCGCAGCAGGAGAATTAGTTGAGTCAGCTAATCCATTGTTTTCTATCAATAAAGCAGTAGGTAGAATTGCAGCTAGTTTAAGTGTACCAAGAGTATTAGCAAATCCTGGGTACTTTCAAAACTACACAGGGTCAGAACCAAGAACATTTGCTTTTAGTTTTAAAATGATACCAAATTCAAAAGTTGAAGCAGATACTATTATTAAAGTAATTACAATGTTAAAAAAATATAGTTCTCCAACATTAAATGCTGGCACAATTATGTTAGCTCCACATTTCTTTCACTTTTGGTTTAGTAATAATACATTGCAACAACTTACTGGTATAAGACCGTGTATTGTGTCAGATGTACAAACAAATTATTCTGGGTCAGGTATTCTTGAAACAACAATGGATGGTATGCCAAAACAAATAGATTTATCTATTACTATAAAAGAACTAAGAACTATTACAGAAGATAAATGGAGCCACAAATAATGAAAAATACAATATTAAAATATGACAAAATTGATGGCGGGTCTTTTATATCTGAAGATTATACAAGTAAAGATATGAAAAAAATACTTGAATTACCTGAATTAAGTAATACAGAATGGATAGAGTACATAGAACTTTATGATAACCAAACAATTGAACAAATATCTTTTTTATTATATGATAGTGCGGATTATTGGGATATTTTAGTTATTATAAATGATATGGACCCATTATTTGATATGAGTTATGAATTTGATATTCTTGAACAATTATCCGAAAATAAAGTGCAAAAATACTTAGCTGATTATTCTGGGTTTTATAAAGTGGACACATACGATAGATTAAAGGAATTAGTACTTGCAAAAGAAGTAGAACAAAATGAAATTAATAGACAAATTAAAATAATTAAACCCGAAAAATTATACGATTTTATTAACTTAGTTAAAAGTGTGAAACTATGAGTACAAATACAGGAGCCTTATTAGAGTCTTGTAATTTTAAAGTACTCAACATTATTATTAATAAAATAACTATTAACGCTAATTATATAGCTGACCTTTCTATAGATTGGAATGGCAACTTTAGAATATATGGATTTTTCACTTTAAATGACCATTTTGATATTGTAAATACAATGTTAAAAGAACCTGGTCAATTAATGACAATTAATTACATTGATAACTTTGAAGAAAAATTTAACAGAAGTTTTAATATTGTAAGCTCAATTGAGTCAAAAGAACAAGATAATAAAACAGTAGTTATAAGATTTCAAGATACACTATCATTTTTATTACAAAAAACATTTATTAATAAATCATATAGCTCAACAACATTACTCGAAATAATAAATGATTACTTTCAATTAGAATGTCAAACTTATATAGATGAATATAAATTAGAAATACATAAAGATGAAAAATTTGAACAAATGGTTAATTTTGTTGTTCCAAAACATGAAGATTTTTTAACATTTATAGAAAAAGAATTTGATAAACAAGGTAAATATTTTTATCAAACAAAAGATGCTATAATTATTGGTAATGATTATGAAGTAGAAGAAACACCAGAGTATCCATATACTCAAACTGGTAGTAGAGATTTATACGGATTTAAAATTATTGAATACAATTTAACATATAATGACATAAGAAAAACATCTAAAGTACAAAAAGCAGCTGTACAAGTTTTTAACAAAGAGTCAAAATCTATAGTAAGATACACTGACTCAGTTGTAGATTTTATGGAAGATTTTAATACAGGTGGAACAGTTATTAATTCACAATTAACTAATGGTACACAATTAAAAATGAAAGAATATTTAATTGACACTAATAAATTTGATAGTGTTATATTCAAACACAATACTCAAATGCATTTAATTGTGCCAGGTAATTTACAATATAGTTTATTATACAAAGATGTTGATGTTAAAATAAGTGGTGCTAATTATACAGTAGAAACAAGAGAAAGTGGTGACATTTCTTTAAGTGGTAAATATCAAATAAGTAGAGTAGAAGACAAATTTATAGCAGGGCAAAAATTTGTACAAAGATTAACACTTAGAAGAGTAAATGAAGGTAGCGAAGTTTCTAAAACTAAAAAATAAAGGTAAAAAATATGACAATGTTTAGGGCAGTAATTGAAAACAATGTTTCACCATTAAGAGATGGTAGAGTACAAGTTAGAATTTTTGGATTACACGAAGATGATAAAGAAACAGTAAAAACAGAACATTTGCCTTGGGCTGAAGTAATGCAAAGTACTGCATTTGGTTTTAGTTCAGGTGTAGGTTTTAGTAGTATTCCAAATATTGGAACTTGGGTGTTTGTTGTACTTGATAATGATAATCCTAATATGCCTATTGTTATGGGGGCTATTAGTGGTAAATCTGTTTTAAAGTCAGATACATCAAAAGGTTTTAATTCACCAGATGGAATGTTTCCACTTAAAGATAGATTAAATGAAGAAGACCAAAATAGATTGCAAAGAATTAGTAAATTAGACCAAACAATTCATCAAAATATTATGGACACTTTAGATGAAACTGATGAAAGTGATAGTATTACAGGAGCTAAAACATTATTTAAAGAACCAATTAGTTTAAGTGACCGTTCAAAATATCCAGATAATGCTGTAATTGAAACAAAATCAGGTCATGTTATTGAAATTGATGACTCACCGGAAAATGAAAAAATAAGAATTTATCATAGAACAGGTACTTATGTTGATTTTAGACCAGATGGTTCTATGATACAAAAAACCGTATCGGGAAATAATAATTATTATATACATTCGGAAAATATCAATACACATATTGAAAAATGTGTGAAAACACATATTGATCAAAATATAGACGAAATTGTTGGTGGTTATGTTAAAAGACATATTGCTGGAGATTTAAGAGAACATGTTAATGGTTTATTTAAATTAGATGTTGATGGAAATATTCACTTTGTTGGTGATTTATATGTTGATGGCTCAATTGAAACAACTGGTAAAGTAACTGCTACAATGGACATTTCATCAAAAGCAGAAGTTGCTGATAGTTTTGGTAATTTAAGTTCTTTAAGAGATATGTATGACGGTCACGAACATAATTACTTTGCAGGACCAACTCCAGCAGTAACACACGCACACCCATCAGACCCTAAAGCTAGATGGGGAGACTTTTCTTGGACTGGTGCACCTATATCTGATGTACATAATTGTGCTGTACCGGGTTATAATTATGCTCCTTTAACAGCATTTTTTGATGAACCAAAACCATATCAATTAAGTGCTACAGTTGGTAATGAACCATTATCAGAAGCATCAGCAGCTAATGAAATTGATGAAGGAAATGTTGTTTATACAGCACTTGGTAAATCTTGTGAAGAAAACCCACAAAGTAATCCATATGATTTATCGTTATCATATCTTAGTGATCCAGCAGGTTGGATTGAAACGGACACTAATCCAAATATAGTTAATCTTTGGAAAGAAATTGGTTATGTTGGTAAATCTGAAGAATTTACAGCTAATCATACAGCATGGTGTGCAGTTTATATTTCAGCTATTCTTAAAAGAACTGGTAACAAATACATTCAAACAGCTAGCTCACAAGCGTACAAGAATTATGGTGTAGAAGTTAAAATGGAAGATATACAAATTGGTGACATTGTTGTATTTTACAGAAATGGAGCAAGTAGTGGTTTTGGTCATGTTGGGTTTTATACAGGAGAAAAAACTGCTACAAGAATATCTGTTCTTGGTGGTAATCAAGGAAATACTCTTAAAATTTCTTCATTTTCTCAAACAAATACTTCAAAAGGTTGGGGTATTAGAAGTATTAGAAGACCAATTTCTTGTGATGGTGATGTTCCAGCACCTCTTGCAAGTTCTGGTGTAGGGTCAGCAACTGACCAAGGTGGAACTGTTACATAATATCTAACACAATTATTATTAATCAGATATTATAAATATAGTGTTAAGACTTAAATTTGTTAATGTTTTAGACATTTTCTATGTGGTTATTAGTTTGGCTGCAACAAATATTTAAGTTCTCTGTTCCTTAACCTTAAAGAGGGGTTTTGATTAATAGAGGTAACAAAATCAAACAATTAAGGAGGCATAATATGTCTTTACTCTCTCCAGGCGTTGAAATAATCGAGATTGACGCATCTCAAATCGCTCCAACGGTATCTAATTCTATTGCTTGTTTTGCAGGCGATTTTGATCAAGGTCCAGTTGATGTTTATATGTTAATTACTAATGAAGATGAACTAGTTTCATACTACGGTAAACCAACAAAAACAAATTATAATGATTGGATGCAAGCATCATCATTTTTAAAATATGGTAACAAATTATTCGTTTCTAGAGCTGCAAACACAAATGCTAGCACAGAAGAAATTAACGGTGTTTCAATAGATACAGATGTTACTAATAATACAATTATTAACTTAGATGGTAATCTTGATGGAATTAAAATAGGCGACTTTGTTACATTTGGTGATGGTGAAACAGTTCTTAAAACTTCTTATGTTGTTATGTCAAAAGCTACTGACTCAATTGAAATTGATAGACCAGTTACTATAAGTATTATTAATGATGATAAAATTTACTTTATTTCTCAATCTATGAACTCAGTATTTGATGCTGTTGAAGATGGTGCTACACCAGTTGCAAATGTTGATTATGTTAGTACTCAAATGCCAGTACTTAATTACTCTGATTTTGAAAACAAAGAAACATCAATTGCTATGAATGGTGCTACAAGTAAACTTAAATTAATTGCTAAAAATCCAGGTAACTGGGGTAACAATATTGAAGTTGCTATTGCTAAATCTACTGATTTTGGTATGGATAAACAAGTATTTGAAGGTATTGCACTTGATGATTTATTTGAATATTACCCAGTAGCTGATGAACACGGAATTGTTGTAAGATACAAAGGTGAAATTAAAGAAACTTATACAGTAAGTTTTGATGAAACTGCTAAAGATCAAAACAATAAATCAATGTATGTTGAAACTGTTTTAAACACAAAATCTAATTATCTTTTCGCTAAAGATAACACAATAAACAACAATGAAATTGACTCTTATATTTTTAGTGAACCAAAAGGTACACTTATGTTAGTTAATGGTACAGATAGTGCAATGGGTCAAGATGACTTAATTGATGCTTATAATGTATGGTATAATAAAGAAGAAGTTGATGTTGATATTATTATTGGTAACGAACTTGATAACGGTCTTAGTGCTAAATCATTAGTTAATGCTAGAAAAGATTGTATTGCATTTATTGGTGCTAATTACGCTGATTGTGTTGGTCAAAAAGCTTCACAAGTTGTTTCTAATTTAGTTGCGTGGAGAAAATCTGGTGCACTTAATTACAATGATATGTTTGTTGTTGCTGCGGCTAATTATGTTTATGTTTACAATAAATATTTAGATAAACATGTTTGGATTAATGTTGCTGGTCACATTGCGGGACTTAGAGCACAAACAAGTACAAATAGAGCAAGCTGGTGGGCATCTGCAGGTCTTGAAAGAGGTCAGCTAAAAGATATCACTAAATTAGCATTTAACCCAGATAACGGTAAAAGAGATATTCTTTACAAAAATGGTTTAAATCCGATTGTTAGTTTTGCTGGTCAAGGGATTGTTATGTGGGGTCAAAAGACTTTACTTGATAAATCTAGTTCATTTGATAGAGTTAATGTTAGAGGATTATTTAATACACTTGAAAGAAGTCTTTCTAAAATGGCTAAATATCAAGTTATGGAATTCAATGATACTTTCACAAGAAATAGAATTGTTTCTATGATCAAACCTTATTTAGGTTCTGTTAAAGCTGGTAGAGGTATTCAAGATTTCTTAGTAATTTGTGATGAAAGTAATAACACACCAGATGTTATTTCAAGAAACTCATTAGTTGTAGATATTTACATCCGCCCAACATATGTGGCCGAATTCATCCAACTCCGTTTCACAAACGCTGGTACAAATAGCTTCTCTGAAATTATTGGTAAATAATTATTTAGGACTTTTGTCCTAAATATTAAGTAAAATTATAATATAATAACACAATAAGAGATTATTGTTAAGTAGGTGCTCTTTGCGGTCTCGCCTATTTAACAATATTAGACCGCAAATCTACTCTTATAATAAAATATAGGAGTCTTCTAATGACTACATTAATGATAAAAACACATAACACTACAGGTCTAAAATACTTTTGTAAAACTACTAAAACTGGTGATGCATTTCTAAAATATAACGGAAGTGGATTATATTGGTTAAGACATATTAAAAAACACGGAAAAGATATAAGTACAAAAATATATGCTGAATTTGAAGACAATGATTTAATGTTAGTAGAAACTGCTCTTAAGTTCTCCGAAGAAAATGATATAGTTAACTCATCTGAGTGGGCTAACCTAGTACTTGAGAATGGTAAAGATGGTACTACACCAGGACATAAATTTTCAGATGAAACCAAGATAAAACATAGTATTGCAAGAAGTGGTAAGAAGCATTGGAATTATGGTAAAGAACATTCTGATAAAACCAAAGCAAAGATTAAAGAACAAAGAAAAAATCAAGTTTTAAGTGAAGAGTCTAATAAAAAAAGAAGTAATACATTAACGGGTATAAAAAGATCAGACGAAACT